ACGATTGAACAACGCGGACCACAAACGGCTGATGAGCTGGCTACATTGTTTGATACCACATCACGCAAAGTGGCTTCAACGCTGGCAATGGCAATCAGCAAAGGTCGTCTGATTCGTGTTAATCAGAACGGTAAATTTCGTTACTGCATGCCGGGCGGTAATTTACCAGCAGAGCCGAAAGCGGCATCGGTAGCGGAAACTGATGGTAAAGCCTTTCCTCAGCCTGCATGTGTTGCGTTACCAGTACAGGAAGCTGCAACACAGGAAGATATTAAAACAGAAACTGTGGCGGACATTGTGCAGCCGCTTGAGAAGCGAGTGGATAATCTGGTTCTGCCATCGCTGCGACAGGCAAACCGCGAACTGCGTCGGGCGAAAAGTGATATCCGGAAATGGGAGCGAGTCTGTGCCGCGCTGCGGGAGCTGAATAAATATCGCGATATTGTCGCCCAGCTTTGCCAGGAGGCAACCAGTGAGCAAGATTGACTACCAGGAATTGGCTGCTGCTAACGCTTTCTTGGCGGATGTGCGGGCTGGGGCGTTTAACGACCTTTGCGCGGCGTTTGTCAGGCACGCAAAAATTGCAGGACTGGACGATGGCGATCTCGTTACGGTGAAAGAAGCGACTGATGCGCTGCTGCACTGTGCAGAACAGCTTCGGGAGGGATTCAAGCAATGAGCGAATCAAAATGCCAGGTTTATGGCAATCAGATAGAGCCGTGTGCGGCACTGGCAAGGTCCCTTGAGCATGATGCTGAATACACGACGCGAAAAGGTCTGCTGAAATACAAAATCTATAACAATGAATTAATTTACTCACAAGACTTGATCATGCTGCGGTCAGGTGAATTTTCTAAATTACCGATTCGAGTTTCATTTTGCCCGTTCTGTGGTGAAAGTCTGAAAACGTGGGAGAACAGAAATGAATGAAATTAGAGAAATACCAGTAATACGTGATGAATATGGCTGCTGGACGCATCCTGAGTATGAAAAATTCTGTGATGGTAGAGAACATATTTCAACGGAAGAGTTTAACGCATGGATGGAGGAAAATAATCTTCAATGGACCATCAGAACTATGGATGAAGATGATTTTAATCTGGACGCAGATGGTCCCGATATTGCCTCCTGGAAACCGGAGCGCCCGGAAGGTGAAGGCTGGTTCATTGGTTCCATTCATGACACTGAAGATGGTCCTGTTTGTGTATGGCTAAGAAATAAGGCTGAAGCATAAAGGGGATAAACCACCTGTCAACAAAACACTGAAAATTTAAATCAGAAGTGAATTTTATTAAATCCTTAACCGGAGGGATCCCAGCACCCTCAAAATATCACGAGACCGCCCGAAAAGGGCGGTGATGAAATGCGAAAATTTAAAATAATTATCGAGACTGGAATAGCTTGTGAAAATTTCAAGGATGTATTTGAAGTGGATGATGATCTGACACCAGATGAAATTCATGACGAATACTGCAATTACTCATATCACGAAATAAAAGACTAAGAGGAAGAATGAAATGGCTTATTTTAGCTCCACTAAATATAGCGTCATTTTTGGAGAATGGCATGAACTGTTAATGGACTATGCAGAGTTACGTGGTAGAAGTGTTGCCGATGACGGAACATAACGTGGTGTGAAGTTGCATAAGAAACTACTTTAATCGTCCGAAAAGAACATCGTTCTTAACGGCCAAGCAATAGAGAGTGGTGGTTATAATGACCCCAACCCCGTATAATAAGGGGGTTGGGATTAGTGTGGATAAATTAGAATCAATGTTTTTGATATCTAAAAATTAGATTACTTTTACGCCTATAAAGGTGTAATCATCCATTATGTTTTTCTCAATCCTTTTTCTTAAACTGTTCGCAAAAGACGTCGGTGAGAGCATTGTTTTCTCAGAAAACCTTGGTCTGACATCCCAATGCTTATAAGCACCATCGGACATTGCATAAATTTGAAGAGAACCATTAAAAATTAGTTGATTAATCGGAAAAGACATTAATTCAAAATTCAGCTCTGTTGTATTTGATAAAGCATTTGTTAGGATTGAAGATAAACGCTCTTTATGATTTCTTAAATTGCGCAATTTATGCTCACCAGAATCAAGAAGTTCTTGATACCTCGTTTGATCAGTAGTTAACTGATTTAATTTGTTGTTTTTATTAAAGTATACACGGCAATCACCGGAATGGCCAATTAACACTTCATTTTTTTTGATATGAACAATTGTTAATGTTGTGGCAGTGCTAATATCTAAATTATCAATTTCTTTTTTAGCCGAATGAAATGCACTTTCAATTGAGAAAAAGGAAGTGTCTAGCGCGTGTTTAATACCACGAATGGCAGCATGAGACGCAAGCATTGAATTTTCAGAGGAACCAACGCCATCAGCTACTGCAAAGACAATGTTAAAATCGCTATCAAAAGATGGCGGTAAATAAAAGTCTTCATTTTCTTTTTTTTGGGGTTGTTTTAGGCTAAAACAAGCCATTTCAATTATGTTCTTCATTATTTACCTCCCCCATCACTTTTAAAAAATCTTCCAATAACTCCTGTGCGCTCTGATATCGTTCTTCAGGCCAATGGGCGCAACATTTAGCAATCAATCTTCTTAATTTTTCACTTCTTTCTGTTGGATATATATCAGTGATAATTTTGCCTATAGCGAATATGTCGCTTTGGAAAGAAAAAAGACCGCTCTCATGTATTTCAGGTGCTCGATATCCGTCTGTACCCATGTGATTGGGCTTAAATTTTGTTTTGACTTCAGCCCGTAGGGTATCTCTATCTTTTACCAGGCCAAAATCAGATATCTTATATTTCCCATCGGCGTAATAAAGGATGTTTCCTGGTTTTAAATCACGATGTATGTAGTTGTTTTCATGTATGGTGATAATTCCTTTTAAAATCTGAATGACAGCAGACTTCCTCTCTGCGTCATTCATTCCATTGTTGATGGCTTCATATAAGTTACATTCTGCCAGCTCCATGACAAAATAAGGTTTATCACCATTTGTATTAAACAAAACTATTGGTGCTATTGAATCATAGTTTATTCTATTGAGTTTGCATTGTGTTTTGATCTCAACTAAAAAACGCTGTCTTAAATCAGCCAGCTCTTTTATGGCTGTGTTGTCAAAGTCCGGGCAAGGTGAAAAGTATTTGCGAGCATATGTGGTCACGTTGGTCTGGGCTAAATTATAGACTTCAACCTTATATACTTCGCCAAACCCCCCTCGTCCTAAACTGCGACCATCTTTAAGTAAATAATTACCGCACCGATCCACGGCGCCCCCCTAACTCTAAGTAATGGATTGATAAGACTGGAAAAACATATATATCTCCTTTTATACACGTTTGCTATTTTTATTGCAATGCTCCACCTGTGGAGGACCAGGAAGGGCGATATTCTGATGAGTCTTTAACTGATTGAATTCGCTCCGATGCGGGACTTCCCACATCGGGAGAACATTACCACTAGGGGTAAAAACGATTTGCGGGAAAAGGATAGTTAAGTAGAATTGCTGCGGGTGCTTGAGGCTATCTGTCTCAGGCATGCCACCAAAGGCAGATAGAGAAAAGCCCCAGTTAACATTACGCGTCCTGCAAGACGCTTAACATTAATCTGAGGCCAATTTCATGCCAGACACATGTAGGTTAGCCTCTTACGTGCCGAAAGGCAAGGAGAAGCAGGCTATGAAGCAGCAAAAGGCGATGTTAATCGCCCTGATCGTCATCTGTTTAACCGTCATAGTGACGGCACTGGTAACGAGGAAAGACCTCTGCGAGGTACGAATCCGAACCGGCCAGACGGAGGTCGCTGTCTTCACAGCTTACGAACCTGAGGAGTAAGAGACCCGGCGGGGGAGAAATCCCTCGCCACCTCTGATGTGTCAGGCATCCTCAACGCACCCGCACTAAACCCGCTTCGGCGGGTTTTTTGTTGCGCGCTGAATACGCAGTGTGAAAAATAACCATATATTTGATTATATACACAACAAAAAATAAAAGTCATTGTACCTGCACATTAAATAATCAAATATACGGCGTGAAATAAATATTTTTCAGATTAATATTTTTGTCTCTATGTGGATATAACCGTTTGTACTTATAAATCTGGAGGCATCGTGAAAAAAATAAAGAAACTATTTAGTAGTAAATACGCAGTCATACGTCGTGATGACCTGTCAGTTATAGTCGAAATGGATTACTTCCCTGAAACCCCAAAATCAATGATGTATCGTAATGGTCGAAAGGCAATTTTTTTACCGATGAGGGTAAGTGACATTATGGGAAATGATAAACTGCTGGATGAATTGCGAGTCAGAGCATCCTGTTAGTATTGGCATTAATTCTGGTATACTACATAACGGGCTGAACACCCATTCTACTGCGCCAGCGGAGAACTACGATGGCGCATATACAACTGGTCAAACAAACCTCTTCCGGATTACTTCTCCCGGCGACGCCGGAGAGTTGCGATTTTTTGCATCAAATCAAAATAGGTGAGTGGATACACGCAGACTTTAAGCGTGTACGTAACTACGCATTCCACAAGCGTTTTTTCAAACTCCTGCAACTGGGATTCGATTACTGGACTCCGGTCGGTGGGGCGATCACCCCTCGAGAACGAAAACTGGTTTCAGGATTCGTTGATTACCTGTGCGAATCGGTAGGTCGGGAACATACTCCAGCCCTGAGTGATGCCGCAGAGCAATATTTGAATACCGTTGCGACACGCAGAACCCGGGATACGGCATTGCTAAAGTCGTTTGAGGCTTTCCGCGAGTGGGTAACCATTCAGGCCGGATTTTACACCGAGCATATTTATCCGGACGGTAGCCGCGGGCGTCGAGCGAAATCCATCGCGTTTGCGAATATGGACGAAACCGAGTTTCAGCAGGTTTATAAATCTGTGCTGAATGTGCTGTGGAACTGGATCCTGTTCCGTAAATTTTCCTCTCCGGAACAAGTCGAAAATGTGGCCGCGCAGCTGCTGGAGTTTGCGTAATGGTGGATTTACGTAAAGCGGCGCGGGGGCAGATGTGCACCGTCAGAATCCCTGGATACTGCAATCACAATCCTGAAACGTCTGTGCTGGCGCATTACCGACTGGCGGGAACGTGTGGAACGGCGATAAAACCACACGATATGCAGGCAGCGATTGCCTGTAGCTCGTGCCACGATTTAATCGACGGGCGGGTAAAAACCAGCGATTACACCAAAGAAGAATTACGCCTGATGCATGCAGAAGGTGTTTTTCGCACACAAGAAATCTGGAGAAAGGAAGGTTATTTATGATTTACCCAACGAATACAGGAAAAAGCGGAGAACACCTTCGTCTCACCACGCTGGAAAGTGTCTGGATTCAGGGGAAACTGCGTATGTGGGGGCGCTGGTCGTATATTGGTGGCGGTAAGACGGGGAATATGTTTAACCAGATGTTGACCTCTAAAAAGCTGACAAAAACGGCAATTAACGAGGCGCTCCGGAGGATGAAAAAAGCAGGGCTGGACAAACCTGAACTTGAGGCTTTTTTGCGGGATATGATCAACGGCAAGCAAAAAAGCTGGCTGGTGCATTGTACTGATGCAGAGGCGTTATGCATTGATCGGGTGATTAGTGAAGTGCTGGCAGAACACCCAGGATTGATTTGTATCCTCCGGCAACGATATGAAGGGAGGGGGATGACTAAGCGAAAAATGGCTGAATTGCTGAATGGTTCACACCCTGAGTGGTGTTACGCCACGTGCCGTAATCGCATAGATGCGTGGTTGAAAATGGCAGAGTTTATGCTCTATCTGCCGATGCGTGATGCATTCTCTTCCGGGGATCTAAAAACCGTCTGTTGACTCAATCTGTTATCCGGGGCTATATTCCTCACGCGCCAGCAAAATCTGGCGTCGGGATTGGCGTCCTGGATAGAGACCGCGACAGATACACGCCGCGAGCGTGTTTTTTATTGTCGTATGCACGCGCACATCTGAATTATGGTGGGCTGTGTGGGGGCGGAGAGATCCGCGCCGGTCGGTTTCCCGGTTACGCCAACCCTGCACAGTTCACCACCAGACGATTGGCGTCGTCGGTGGTGAGTTATTAAGAAACCACCAGAGGGCGTCATTATGACAACTCAAATTTCTGTTGAAACTCTCTCCCCTATCACCCATAACCAGATTCCTGTTATTACCACCGAACTTTTGGCGCAGCTTTACGGCACTGAGCCGGTGCGTATTCGCCAGAATCATCATGAGAACAAAGCACGCTTCGTTGAAGGGAAACACTTTTTCAAAGTTGTTGGTAATGACCTTAAAGAATTGCGGGTAGCTTTAAACTACTCACAAAATTTGCGGGTTACTTTAAGTAACTCACAAAATTTGCAACCATCTTTAAGAGGGTTACAAATTTCCCCGAAAGCCCGCTCCCTTATCCTCTGGACAGAACGAGGCGCAGCCCGTCACGCCAAAATGCTCGAAACCGATCAGGCGTGGGATGTGTTCGAAAAACTGGAAGACTGCTATTTCAGACAAAAGGATCTGTCAGCGCCAGCTTCATGCCAGAAAAGTTACGACACGCGAGTTCTCTGTTATCAGCGAGGCGGTGTCACTGTTTCCACAATTCAGTTGCGGGATGATGATATTGTTATTTCCCTTGAGTCATGGCTGGAACTGGCGAGAGCCAATGGTTGGTTTGTTGTTCGCAGAGATAAACTGGTGGAAAGGCTGATGCAGCTTTAAAAAAGTTCTTGCAATTTTAGCCATAAACTGCTTCAATTCCGGTACGCTTCGCAAAGCTGTATCGCGAGGCGAATCAAGCGCATGAACTTTACCAGAACCCGCCATTGAGCGGGTTTTGTTGTTTCTGACGGATAGAAAAATGAAATAGCTAAATAAAAAGAATGCATTGGATGCCATATATTGGCAACGTGACGACAGCGTTAATCTGGTCGGGCTCCCATGGCGACGTAGTGAGGGAGAGGAAGCGTAAAGCATCACTGAGTTACGGTTGGCACCCGGTTTAACGCGTAAGTAGCCTGATAAAGAGATAGTGCACCGCGGCACTCACAGCGGCAACGATTAACTGACCTCGGCATTTGCCGGGGTTTTTTTATTTAAGGCCGCAGACAGGCCCATTTAGTGCAACGCCTTTCCCCGTTTCCGCTCCTGGAATATTCGGGGATTTTTTATTCCCTCAATTTGCACCCGCGATATGTGCGAGGTGAGAGATGATGAAATGCCTCATAACCCAAATACCTGGCCGGACTGGCTGGAGTTGTTTCAGAGCTGGTGGCGTGGAGACACACCGCTGGGTGCAGTGATTATGTCGATCGTTATGGCTGGTTTGCGCATCGCCTATTTTGGCGGTGGTGGGGGCTGGAAACGAAAAACGCTTGAGATTTTGCTCTGTGGTGCCCTGACGCTGACCTTTGCATCCGCGCTTGAGTATGTCGGATGGCCTAAATCACTTTCTGTTGCCATTGGTGGTGGGGTGGGGCTGATTGGTGTTGATGCTATTCGTGGTGCGGCAATGAGGGTCATCGGTAACAAGTTCGGTGCCCATAAGGAGTAATTAATGCAGACACTTAATTCCCAGCGTAAAGCTTTCCTTGATATGGTGGCATGGTCAGAAGGAACGGATAACGGGCGACAACCGACACGTAACCACGGTTATGATGTTATTGTTGGTGGCGAACTGTTCACTGATTACTCCGATCACCCTCGCAAACTTGTCACGCTAAATCCGAAACTCAAATCAACAGCCGCCGGACGTTACCAGCTTCTTTCACGCTGGTGGGATGCCTACCGCAAGCAACTTGGTCTGAAAGATTTTTCTCCAGAAAGCCAGGATGCTGTAGCGCTGCAGCAGATTAAAGAGCGTGGCGCTTTACCGATGATTGACCGCGGCGATATTCGTCAGGCAATCGACCGTTGCAGCAATATCTGGGCGTCGTTACCTGGTGCAGGTTACGGTCAGTATGAACATAGAATCGGTGACCTGATTTCCCGATTTAAAGAAGCTGGTGGGGTGGTAAATGAAGCTGAGATATAAGCTGGTTATTGTTGCCTTCTTTGTTACCGTCATCGGTTCTTTTATCTGGTCTGCCGGGCATTACTACAGCAAATATCAGCACGAAAAGGAGCGTGCTGATGAGGCTGTACGAAATGCTGAATCTGCAACAGCCATTACCAGTAACGTCCTGCAATCTCTGCAAATCATCAATACAGTTATAGAGGCTAACCAGCATGCAAAACAGCAGATCGCACTGGAGTCACAGAGAACCCAGGAAGATATCAAAGTGGCTGTTGCGGGTGATGATTGCGCTGTTCGTATCGTTCCTTCTGGCGCAGTTAAGCGGTTGCACGAATACGCGAACGGTATACGTGTCGGTGCCGGTCGTTCCGTTACCAGCCAGTCTGACGGATGAAACACCCCAGCCAGATTTACCCGACCCGTTTACGTGGGGAGCCAGCCTTAACCTGAATGTTGCGTTGCTGTCAGCGTTAGCACAGTGCAACAGGGATAAGGCCGATATCAGGACTTTTGAGAAAAACAGGGCAGCACAAACTAATGGCACGATTAAACGTTGAAGTTATCCCACCAGACAGCGAAACGATGAACGGGATTTTTGCAGAGATTGAACGTAAATATGCGCATCAGCCGATGACGCCAAAAGTTATCGATGAAATGCAACGCGAAGCGGCGCGCCTTGTACGGCGAGCGACAAACACGAAGGTTACGTTCGTTCGGGACTGACATTACAGAAGCTCCTTTGATAAGGGGCTTCGATAATGTCACTAAGAGGAAAAATTCATGGCAAAACCGGACTGGGAGGCCATCGAATCGGCATACCGGGCCGGAGTCCTTAGCCTCCGTGATATAGGCGAGAAATACGGCGTAACAGAAGGGGCTATCAGGAAGAGGGCTAAAAAGCTTGGTTGGGTACGCAGTGGCGGTACGCAGGTTTGCAAAAATGGTACGCAAAAAAGAAAAGTGCGTACCAGCAGAAAGCCTGCCATTACTGGCCTTACACAAAAAGGTACGCAACCAAAAACAGAAGCTACACCGGATACGAAACCGATACGCGGAATGCGTACCGATCCCCCGACTAACCCATTCCAACCCGGTAACCAGCAGGCATTAAAACACGGTGGTTATGCCCGTCGCCTTCTGCTCAAAGATGAGGTGATAGAGGACGCTAAAGCGTTGACGCTCGAGGACGAATTATTTCGCCTTCGTGCTAACAACCTTGTCGCTGCAGAGAATATTGGTCGGTGGCTGGTGTCGCTGGAAGATGCTAATGGGGACCAGGAAAGGAAGATGCTGATGGAAAATATCAGCGCCGCCGAGAAAGCAATGATGCGCAATACAGTTCGTATTGAGTCCATCGTTGGCACGCTTGCGACGGTAGGAAAAATATTTGCTGATACAGCCTACCGCAAGGCCGCCACTGATAAGGTGTCTCTGGAGGCTGATCGTCTTCGCCGTGATGCAGGTATTGATGATGGCAATGGAGAGCGTGACCTCAATGACTTCTACTCTGACATCCAAACCGACGCTTAATCCGGCTTTACGTAGTTTCTGGACTACGCGGGCACGTAACAAAGTGCTTTATGGTGGCCGGTCATCGTCAAAATCATGGGATGCCGCTGGCATTGCCATATTTCTGTCGAATAAATACACCCTGCGTTTTTGTTGTGCCCGTCAGATCCAGAACAAAATCGAAGAGTCGGTGTATACCCTGCTCAAAATTCAGATAGACAGGTTTGGCCTGCGGCACCGTTTCCGTATTCTGAACAACAAAATCATTAACCGGGTTACTGGCTCGGAATTTGTTTTTTATGGATTATGGCGCAACATCGAAGAAATTAAGTCACTGGAGGGGATCGATGTGTTGTGGCTGGAAGAAGCCCACGCACTGACGGAATACCAGTGGAAAATTCTGGAGCCAACGATCCGTAAAGAGGGGTCGGAATGCTGGTTCATATTCAACCCCGGACTTGTTACTGATTTCGTCTGGCGCAACTTCGTTGTTGATCCGCCCGAAGGCACTCTCATCCGCAAAATTAACTATGACGAAAATCCGTTTCTGTCTGACACCATGCTTAAGGTTATCGACGCGGCGCGACGCCGTGATCCGGATGGTTTTAAACATGTGTATGAGGGCGTTCCGGAGTCTGATGATGATGCGGCAATCATCAAACTGTCCTGGATAGAAGCCGCAGTGGATGCGCACAAAACGTTAAATTTCGAACCCAGTGGAAGAAAGCGTATTGGCTTTGACGTGGCTGACAGTGGTACAGATAAGTGCGCTAACGTTTACCGTCACGGATCCGTTGTTTTCTGGGCCGACGAATGGAAGGCCAAAGAAGATGAATTACTGAAGAGCTGCCAGCGTACTTATCAGGCGGCGCTGGAGCGTGAAGCAGATATTGTTTACGACTCTATCGGTGTTGGTGCGTCTGCCGGTGCTAAATTCTCTGAAATTAACGCTGACCGGAAGAGCGAGAATGCATACGCGAGACGAGTGAATTACCAGAGGTTTAACGCCGGTGCTGGTGTGCATGAGCCAGATGACGAATACAACGGCATCCCCAACAAAGACTTTTTCGCAAATCTTAAGGCTCAGGCATGGTGGCTGGTGGCTGACCGTTTCAGAAATACGTTTAACGCCATTAACAACGGAGAACAGTATCCTGTGGATGAGCTGATCAGCATAGATTCTAGTTGTCCGTTGCTTGAAAAGCTGAAACTGGAACTGACAACACCTCATCGCGATTTTGACCGTAACGGACGTGTGATGGTCGAAAGTAAAAAAGACCTCGCAAAACGCGAGATACCGTCACCAAACGTTGCTGACGCATTCATTATGGCCTTCGCGCCAATTGATACATCGCTGGATATCTGGGAACAGCTGGGGAGACAGGCCTGATGGCACGAAACAAACAAGCCCTGCGGCGAACTGCGCAGGCCACAGCTGATGGTTATGAGAATTTTATTGCCCGCGTAGGGATGCAGACACCTAACCAGCACTCAGCATCCACCTACCGGGCTAATTTCACCAGTCGTAACCGCATGCTGGTGGAATGGTCCTATCGTTCGTCCTGGATCATCGGCGAAGCGGTCGATGCTATCCCAGATGATATGACCCGCAAAGGCATTCGCATCACTTCGGAAATTGATGCAAAAGATCGCGGCATTCTCGAATCACAACTGGATGAGTTGCAAATCTGGGATGCACTGAACGACGTGCTGAAATGGTCGCGCCTCTATGGCGGCGCGGTGGGTTTCATCATGATTGAGGGGCAGGCACCAATGACCCCTCTGCGACCCGAAACCATCGGTAAAGGCAAGTTTAAGGGCATTCTCCCGCTCGACCGCTGGATGATTGACCCGGTACTGACCCGCCGCATTAAAGATATGGGGCCGGACCTGGGTAAACCTGAGTTTTATGATGTGGTGACCACAGCAACGGGAATTCCTGCCTGGCGCATTCATCACAGTCGCCTGATTCGCTTTGATGGCGTCACGCTGCCATTTCAGCAGAAGATGACCGAGAACGAATGGGGAATGTCGGTTGTAGAGCGTATCTGGGATCGTCTTACCGCGTTCGACAGCGCTACTGTCGGTGCGGCGCAGCTGGTCTACAAGGCGCATTTGCGTACCTACAGCGTGGAGAAGCTACGCGAGCTTATCGCACTTGGTGGTCCTGCGTATGAAGCGTTGCTGAAGAATATTGACCTGATTCGACAGTTCCAGAGCAATGAAGGCATGACTCTCATGGACTCGCGGGATAAGTTTGAAACCCATCAGTACAGCTTCAGTGGTCTGGATGACATCCTTTCACAGTTTGCAGAACAGATTAGTGGCGCTGTTGGTATCCCACTGGTGCGGTTGTTCGGACAGTCCCCGAAGGGATTTTCTACCGGCGATGCAGACCTTGCCAACTATTACGACCGGGTAAGTTCGTTGCAGGAGAGGCGTTTACGTCTTCCGGTGCGGCGGATACTGGACATCATGCATCGTTCGGAACTTGGCAAGCCGCTCCCGGATGATTTTACATTTGAGTTTAACCCGCTCTGGCAAATGTCTGATGTCGATCGTTCAACGGTGGCATTAAATACCACCAACGCAATCAGTACAGCGCTGGGTGATGGTCTGATGACACTGAAAGCTGCTATGACCGATTTGCGCGAAAATTCTGACGTAACCGGCATCGGGGCATCCATTACCGATGAGGACATAGAGAATGCCGAAGACGAAGCGCCGCCCGGCATCGGCGAACCTGATGACGAACCGCAGGAACCGTCAGGCGGAAATCCGCTATCGAACCAGCCTACGCAGGATAGCGCGGGCGGTCGGGGACATCGTAAATGGTCGCTACGATGGTTCAAATGACAGTATCACGGAAATTATTGAGGCGCTGGAACGCTACAGTGAAATCATCACCCCCTGGGCGACAAAGGTCGCGGAAAACTTTACCGCCGATATTGTGCGCAAGAATGATGAGCAGTGGCGTAAACACAGCAAAACCATCAGCCGTGAGCTACGCAATCTGGTAAACAGTGCCCCGCCAGGGCAGGTGATGAAATCCATCGTTGCTGAACAGGTTAAGTACATTAAATCGCTACCCCTCGAGGCGGCTGACAGGGTGTACGACATCCAGAATCGGGCGATTGAAGCTGTTGTGACCGGTGGGAGAGCGGAACATTTTGCTAAAGAAATAGCCGCATCGGGTGATATAGCAAAGTCCAGAGCTGACCTGATTGCCCGTACTGAACTTGGACGTGCAACCGGCGCGCTGGATCAGGCGCGTGCGCTGTCAATTGGTTCGAATGGTTATATCTGGCGTACAGCCGAAGATGGTGACGTCAGGCATTCTCATCGGGAAATGGAAGGTAAATTTGTCGAATGGGGCAAACCTCCAACGCTTGACGGCATGACCGGTCACGCTGGCGAGCTCCCGAATTGTCGTTGTTATAAAGAAATCGTTTTTCCCTCCTCCCATTCTTATCCCGCCTGAATCGCAGGTAACCCATGAAATATTTTTTCAATACCCGGCTGGGGGAAACCCGCTATCAGCTGGCTGACGGCTCGTTGCTGTGCAAAGACGTGCCGATAGGACGAACAGGTAAGCAGCTCTATGGTGCTGATGACCTGCCAAAACTGAAACCCGATAAGTTCGGTGAAATAGTCGTCACGCGTTCTCCCGAACAGGTATTTCATCCGGCCACGCTTGCCTCATTCGAAGGGATGAGCATCACGGTGCTGCATCCCGAGGATGAAAACGGGGATGTGCGGCTGGTAAATCCCGAGAACTGGAAAGAGCTTGCTGTCGGGCACCTCCAGAATGTCCGGCGCGGGACGGGTGAGCAGTCTGATTTGATGCTGGCTGACCTTATCGTCAAAGACGAAAACGCCATTCAGCTGATCGAAGATGGCCTGCGCGAAGTGTCGTGCGGCTATGACGCGGAGTATGAGCAGACCGAGCCAGGTAAAGCCGAGCAGGTCGATATTACCGGAAACCATGTGGCTCTTGTCCCTAAAGGCAGAGCCGGAAATCGTTGTGCAATTGGAGACAGAGACACAATGGCAAATCAAAAGAAAAGCTGGTGGACCCGCATGCGCACGGCCATCAAAACGGGTGACGCTGACACCATGAACGAACTGGTGGAGTCGGCTCCCGTATCGGTTACAGGAGATGAGGGGGATTTGCCGCAGGGCGTTAATCTCAACATCAACCTGTCCCCGCAGCAACCGCTACCGGACAAAGCACCAGAGATGGGCGGAGGTCCAACCGGCGACAGTGATGATGACCTCAAAACATTACTGAAAGCCCTGCTGGCTAAGCTGGAAGGAAATGCGACGGGCGATAACGACAATAAGCCTGACGATAATCCGACCGGTGACGGCGAGGACGATGAAGAGGAAACCACGATTACTGGTGACTCAGCCTGGCGTGCCGAAGTTATCGTTCCGGGTATCGATCTGAGCCGTAAGATGAAACCGACCGCGTTCAAACGCGAGGTTCTGGCTTCTGCTGACAAAACGCTGGTTCGCCAGATAGTCGGTGATGCGGATATCCGCAAATTACCGAAACAATCGGTCGACATGGCGTTTAATGCCGTGTCTGAGATTGCCAAAGGGCGAAACACCAGCGCCACCACCGGCGATGCACAGCGCCCAAACATGGGCATGACCAGTATCGCTTCCCTGAACAAACAAAACGCTGAATTCTGGGCAAACCGTAAAGGGTAAAAAATGAATAATGTATTTCTGTACCGGATGCCTGTTGGCATTGCCGGGGCTGTCTCTCGCCCGCAGGACTTAACCGTCGAACCGGTGGTCCTTAAATCCGATAACGCCTTCGCTGCCTATGGGCTGGCTGGTAAATACGATGATGACGGTTTTTTCGTGCCGCTGGCAGATGGTGATACCGCAGACAAGGTGAAGGGGATCTACGTGCGCCCTTATCCGACCACTTCGCAGCCGGACATGGTTCGCCAGGTGGGGAGTGGCAAGAACTTCCCGGGCGACGCCATGAAGCGTGGCTACGTGACCGTTAATCTCGGTTCTGATTTTGATGCCAGCACCATCAAAAAAGGCGACCCGGTATACGTTGTCGTCTCCACTGATGAATCCATCAAAGTGCCGCTGGGTGGATTCATGGCCACGTCAGTCAGTGGCAAAAACGTGGTGCTGACCAACGCTGAATTCACAGGTGCCGGTGATGCTGACGGCAATGCAGAAATTTCCTGGAAGATTTAAGGAACAGACGAATGATTACTTTTGATCAGGCAACCGTTGACAACTCTGGTGCCTTTCTCATCGGGGAGCTGGAGCGACTCGACCAGACGCTGAACCTGCCACTGGTGGGGTACACCTGGACCCGCGATATTCAGTTGCGTGAAGATGTCTCTATCGCAGATGACATTTCCAGCTGGACGAATACCAGCTTCGCCGCTGCGGGTACTGGTGCAAATCCGAATGGCAAAAACTGGGTAGGCAAAGACTCAACCGCTATTGCTGGCGTGAACGTGGATATCGGCAAATCCGGTAACCCGCTGAACCTTTGGGGGATGGAACTTGGCTGGACGGTCATAGAATTGCAGGCTGCTCAGCAGATCGGACGCCCGATTGATACGCAGAAGTATGACGGGATGCAACTGAAATGGCAGATGGATAACGATGAACAGGTATATGTTGGCGATTCCGCATTAAACCTGAAAGGTCTTGTTACCCTGGACGGCGTGCCTGTCAACAACGCTGCCAAAACGTGGGCAACCTCAACACCGGACGAAATCCGCGCAAGCATTAACCAGGTGCTGTCTGATGCGTGGGCCGCTTCCGGTTACTCTGTGGTTCCGCGTGATTTGCTGATCCCGCCTGAGCAGTTTGCTCTGTTGTCCAGCATCATCGTTTCATCTGCGGGTAACCAGTCCCTGTTGACGTACCTTCAGACCAACACCATCAGCTATCACCAGAACGGTATTCCGCTGAATATCCGCGCGGTTAAATGGCTGAAAGGCCGTGGTGTGGGGAATAAGGATCGCATGGTTGCGTACACCAACGATAAAAAATACGTCCGCTACCCGCTGGTTCCGCTTCAGAGCGTGCCGGTGCAGTATCGCGGTCTGTATCAGATCGTCACTTACTACGGCAAGCTGGGTGCAGTCGAGCCAGTGTACAAAGAAACCATTTCGTACGTTGATGGCATTTAACAGCCACATGGCCCCCTGGCGGGGCCATTAAGGATGACCCGATGGCAAAAAATAATGCAGTAATACACGTACATACCCCGTTTGTGCTCACGCTTCCCGACGGTTCACGGCGCGAGTTTGTTAAAGGCCGTCATGCTGTGGAGGAAGACGTTGCCACGCACTGGTTCACTCGTGCGCACGCGGAAGTATCCGTTGGCAAAGCCACAGACGCGCGTAACGAGGTAAAAAATGCCAAAGAATCAAAGTCTGCCAGCGGTAAGTGATTTTCGCCGCGACTTCCCGCAGTTTGCTGACCCTGCCAAATATCCCGAAGCGCAAATCCAGTTTCGTCTGAATCTGGCCGATGAACTGCTGAGCGAAAACGTCACCGGCAAAAAGTTGTTTCCGTACTTTGCCGGGTTGTTCGTTGCGCACTACATGACACTCTGGGCGGCAGACAGCCGGGCGATGCTGGCTGGTGGTTCGGGCGGTTCAACCAATGGTGTTCAGTCCTCAAAGTCCGTGGATAAGGTAAGCGTCAGTTATGACACCAGCGCGACGCTGAATCCTGATGCAGGTTTCTGGAATAACACCCGATATGGCGCTGAATTTTATCAGTTGATCACGATGTTCGGTGCAGGCGGTCGCCAGCTATGAATTTCAAAAGCGGTGTAACAACGAGGGTGGATAACGCTAAGGCCATTCTGGATGCGCTCAGGTCGTTAACCAAAAAAGATGTGCTGGTCGGCATCCCTTCGGAAGACAGCGAGCGGGATGATGTTCCGTTTGGTAATGCGGGCATCGGTTACCTCAACGAATACGGCTCACCAGAGCAGAACATCCCGCCACGACCTCACCTGGCCCCCGGCGTTAAATCGGCAGAAGAGCAGACGGTGCCGCAGCTCAAAGCCGCGGCGCAGGCTGCGCTTGATGGTAATGCGTCGGGTGCGGAAAGAGCGCTCAACCGTGCCGGAACGCTGGCCGTTAATGGTGTCAGGCGTTACATGACCATTACCGGCTTTACGCCGCTTGCTGACAGTACTGTTGAAGCCCGGGCTCGTCGGGGGCGCAAGGGGGCAACACTGGAACTTGCCCGGCGTGCTGCTGGCGAATCTCCCGGAACCGATCTGGCGAAACCATTAATTGACACCGGGCAATATCGCAGAGCTATTACCCATGTAGTGAGGGATAAAGATGCCGACTCTTGATGTAACAGATGTGCTTTTTGACCCCGATTTTTGCGACTTCAATTTGTGGGTAACACGCCGAGTGCAAACGGTGGATGAGGACGGGATCGGCAGCGACAGCGAAGTTAAAAAGCAGTTTGCCGGAGTCGTAACTGTTGATCGCTCTCTGGAAAACCGCCGTATGCAGGCAGGGCAGGTAATCAGCGGTGCAATTCTGATTGTGACGACTGAGCGACTGACGCAGGGACAGACTGGCCGTGATGCCGATATCGTGACGTATCAGGGCCGTGATTATCGTGTGACTTTCGTCGACCCATATACAGCGTATGGTGCCGGATTCGTTCAGGCGCATTGTGAGTTGCTGCCGTTTGATGGGGGAATTCCGGTTGAGCAATAACACCAGCACAGAGCGCGGATGGCTGATACCAACCAGTGGCGATCCGGATTATGACGAAGCGCTCGACAGGCTGTTAAGCCAGTGGATGCGTAACGTTTCCGGTCTGTCTGCCGGGATGGTTCGCCCGCGCTGGCAGAAAGAGCAGCCGCCACTGCTACCGGCTGAAACGAACTGGTGTGCGTTTGGGGTTATCGGATGGTCAGGTGATGACAGTCCGGCATTCACCAGACAGACCGATGATGGCTCTCAGCTCTGGCGGCATGAAACGATTGAGTGTATGGCTTCGTTTTATGGTCCGGCGGGGATGGTGTATGCGTCCCGGTTTCGTGACGGTATATCTGTACTGCAGAACAACGCAGCACTGAATGCGCTGGGGCTGTCTCTTGGCGATTACACAGGTCTGACTCCCTTCCCTGAACTTATTAATCAGCAATGGGTCCGCCGCTACGATATGACGGTGCGTCTGCGCCGGAAGGTTGTGCGCGAGTACGGTATTAAATCGCTGGTGGAAGCACCAGTCATCTTTTTCGGAGATTAAGCTATGGCACAGGGCTTGCCTGTATCAAACGTTGTTAATGTTGATGTGATCATGTCGCCGCGTGCAGCATCAGGGCGAAATTTTGGTGCATTACTCATTCTCGGCCCGTCCACAATCATTCCGGTAAGTGAGCGCATTCGCCGTTATTCTGCCGCGGAAGATATTGGAAAAGATTTTGGCGTGGAATCACCAGAATATAAGGCTGCGCAGGTGTTTTTCTCACAATCACCGAAACCTCAGGAGGTTTTTGTTGGTCGTTGGGTGAAAACGAAGGGAGACAGCGAACAGGCCACGACTGAGACGCTGGAGCAGGCTGTGAATGCCATGCTCGATTATACTTCATGGTATGGGCTGGGGATTGCAGACGATGAAGATATTCCGGATGCAGACTGGCTGAAAGTGGCTGCGGCGATCGAATCCTCTTCTGTAAGCCGTATTCTGGCGATTACGACAAGCGATGAGAAATGCCTGCAGACTGCATCCAGTGATGATTTGGCATCAAAACTGAAAACCGCCGGATATTCACGCAGTTTTATTCAATATTCATCGGGTAATAAATACGCTGCGTTATCTGCATTTGGCCGGGCATTCACGGTTAATTTCAATGGCAGTAATACCGCGATTACGCTCAAGTTTAAGCAGGAGCCGGGTGTCGGGTATGAAACACTGACAGTCAGCCAGGCATCGGCACTTGATGCAAAAAACTGCAATGTGTTCGTGTACTACCAGAATGATACAGCTATCCTCCAGCAGGGAGTGATGGCTAACGGCGATTTCTTTGATGAACGCCACGGCCTGGACTGGTTACAGAATTATGTGCAGACCAACCTCTATAACCTGCTTTATACCAGCACCACGAAAGTTCCCCAGACTGAAGCCGGTATTACCCGACTGTTATCAAATGTTGAAAAATCACTGGATCAGGCCGTTCAGAATGGACTGATTGCTCCGGGCGTATGGAACGGGGGCGACCTTGGTCAGTTGTCATCAGGTGACACACTACCCAAAGGTTATTACGTATACGCCCAGCCGCTGGATGAACAGGCACAATCAGAACGTGAAGCCCGTAAGGCTCCGGTGATTCAGGCTGCAATAAAACTTGCAGGCGCGGTTCATTACGCTGACGTACAGATTAACGTTGTTCGCTAAGGGGAAGTGAATGTCTACCTATTCTTTTATGGATGTCACTGCGACGCTGACCGGGCCGACCGGTTCGATTGACCTCGGGTACGGTTCGGCAAGTTCTGAAGAGGGGATTGTGGTTGCGATGGGCGGTCCTAAAAACACCATGACCATCGGTGCTGATGGCGAAGTGATGCACAGTCTCCATGCAGATAAAAGCGGGACGATTACCGTTAACCTTCTGAAGACATCACCGACAAATAAAAAATTGTCGCTGGCGTATAACGCACAGAGCCAGTCTTCTGCCACATGGGGGAATAACGTTATCGTGATCCGCAACAAGGTCAGCGGCGACATCATCACGGCACGCAGTGTTGCGTTCCAGAAACAACCGGATAACGCCAACGCTAAAACCGGTAATACGATGCCGTGGGTGTTTGACTGCGGCAAGATTGACCAGGTTCTCGGGGAGTTTTAATACATGGAATTCGAAATCAAAGGCGTGAAATATCGCGTGGCAAAACTCAGCGTTTTTGACCAGCTGAAAGTGACCCGCAAACTTCTGCCGGTACTGGCAGGAATGATGTCAGATTTCGGGAGCATTCGCTCCCGTTTGCCTGCTGACGGCAAAATCGACACCGTGAAATTCGAGCAGTTAAAACCGGTGTTTGAAACCATGCTCCCGCGTATCGCTGAGGAACTGTCTTCCCTGACCGAAGATGACACCGATGCGATTATTCATCCCTGTCTTGCGGTGGTGTCGCGGCGTCATATGGATGGATGGGTGCCGGTATTCAACAGCGGTCAGCTGATGTTCGATGATATCGACCTGCTAACCATGCTGCAGTTGGTGGCGCGGGTGGTCGCCGATTCGCTGGGAAATTTTTTGCAAGGACTCCCTACCAAAGAGACGCCCATCCCGCCAGCGGAATAACCTTCAATAGCCTGCCGGGTGGTGAAGATTTTATTCTTCGTCCGGCGCTTGCCTTCCATATTGACCAGAAAGATCTTAACAGTGGTGCGGTAGATCTCTGTCGCATCGCGCTTCTTAATGACTACCTTGATATGTGCGAGGACAACGATGTCCGGGTAGAAAAATGGAGAGAGGATAATGAACGCCGAGACTATTAAAGATTTCCTCGTCTCGCTTGGCTTCAGTGTGGATGATGCAGGAGCGAAAAAGTTCGGTTCTGTCCTCGCCGGTACAACTGCAAATGTCATCAAAATGGGGCTGGCCGTCGAAGGAGCTGCGCTGTCCGTGGTGGCCTTCACGGCTAAGATCGCCTCCGGCCTGGATAATCTTTACTGGGCGTCACAGCGCACCGGCGCGACGGTCCAGGGAATTCAGTCTATTGGCTATGCGGTTTCGCAGGTTGGCGGCAGTGTGGACGCTGCGCGATCTTCTCTGGAAAGCCTCTCCCGGTTTATTCGTAACAATCCCGGAGCAGAAGGCTTTCTGAATCGCCTGGGCGTACAGACCCGTGATGCCAGCGGTAACATGCGTGACATGGCTGCTATCTTTACGGGCGTTGGACAGAAACTCAGCAGCATGCCGTATTACCGGGCTAACCAGTATGCGCAGATGCTGGGCATTGACGAAAATACCCTGATGGCTATGCGTCGCGGAGTGGGGCAGTTCAGCGCTCAGTATTCAGAAATGGTGAAAGCGATCGGATTTAATGCCGATCAGGCTGCCTTATCGTCAAACCGGTTTATGACCTCGCTGAAATCGCTCGGTGAAATGGCCGGGATGGCGCGGGACAAAATCGGATCGAATCTTGCGGACGGACTGGCGGGGCAGATTGATAACCTGCGCAAAAAGATAATTGAAAATTTTCCCAAAATTGAAGTCACCATCACAAAGGTCATAAAGGGGATCCTCTGGCTGGGTGAGATAGTCGGGCGGGTAGCATTTCGGATAGTCGATGGTGTCGGAGATATCATCGAGTGGTGGAGGAAACTGGATGCCGAAACGAAAACCCTGATAGAGGTTATCGGCGGTCTGGTTGTCGCCATGCGGATACTTAACTCTACTTTCTGGATGTCACCTATAGGGCTGATTACCGGTCTGATCGTGGCTCTCGGTCTCTTGTGGGAAGACTACAAAACATGGAAAGAAGGCGGTAACAGTCTTATCGACTGGGAAAAATGGCAACCGGCAATAGATAAAGCGAAGGATGCGATCACCTGGCTTCGTGATCACCTTCTGGAACTAAAAGATGGTGTTGGCGGCTGGCAAAATGCACTGGAAATCCTAGGTACATTCATCGCGGGTGTCTGGGTATCCAAGGTTCTGGGGGCTTTCGGGAAAATATCTGGTTTGCCGGTACCGCCATGGTTAAAAGGCTGGATGGCTTATGCTGCTTATTTGTACTCCGATCGCGAAAATATTGGTGCCAGTGCGAAGTCATCCTGGGATTACACGAAACAAAATATTGGAGATTCATTGCGCTGGCTTGGCATTGATACCGATTTTGGTCGTAATCCTCATACCGTAAAAGGCGCAAATATTCAGTCAGATATTCCAGGTGCTGAGCCGGAACAACATGCACAGGCTACGAAGCGAGGAGAACGGAATAACAATCCGGGAAACCTTAATTTTGCTGGTCAGGCGGGGGCTTCTCTTGAACGACCGGGCGGGCGATTTGCCAGATTTGAAACTGCTTTTGATGGATTACGGGCTCTTGCTCGTCAGTTAATGCTGTACGCCGGACGGGGAATAAACAGTGTGGAGAAAATTATCTCTACCTGGGCACCTGCGTCTGATAATAACAACACAACCGCGTATATCAGGGCTGTATCGCAACGACTGGGAGTGGATCCCCGGGCTGCCCTGAATATGAGCGATCCGCAAACCATGTCAGCATTGATGAGCAGCATTATCCAGCATGAGAATGGAAGAAATATCTATTCTCGAGAGCTGATTAATAAGGCTGCCGTGGCGGGAATTAGTGGCAAAGTGACAGAGGTTAACCAGCAAAATACCTACCACATTTACGGTGGCGGAGATCCGCACGCTGTCGGTAATGAGGTTGCACGTCGGCAACAGTCTGCAAATGCTCAGGTCATGCGAAGTAATCAGGTGAGGGTGGGTTAGTGGATATTCTCTCTACACTTTTTCATCAGCAGAGCAGAAAAATAGGAATGATTGTTCCCAGTGTTGTTATTTCAGAGAAGCATACAGATATGCTTGAAATAACAGAGCATCCGGTAGAGGTCGGGGCCGCTGTCGCTGATCATGCCTATAAAAAACCGTCAGAAGTGGTGATGGAGGTTGGTTTCGCCGGTGGCGGCGCATTGCTGGATTTTGCCAGTAACCTGACGGCTACCAGCCTGCTCGGCCTGAGTCCTCAGCAGACGTATCAGGAGCTACTGGGTCTGCAGGAAAGCCGTATCCCCTTCGATGTGGTAACCGGTAAACGGCTGTACAGCAACATGTTGATCCGGGCGCTGGAAGTGACGACGGACAAGACAACCGAAAACGTCCTGTCCGCCGTCCTCACCCTGAGGGAGGTCATTATCTCCCGGACACAGCAGATTACCGTCGCGGATAAAACCAACATGAAGGAAGGGGCCAGCACGTCGGCGGTACAGAACAGCGGCAACAAAACCACAAAGCCTCCAGATACTTCACTGCTGAAAAGCATCACGGGTAACGTGGCGTCATTACTGGGGGGCGGCTAATGATAATTCAGGAAATTCCGCTGACAGCGGACAACCAGCAGTTCAGCATCGTCCTGGGTGGTGTCACCTGGCGGATTAGCATCATATGGCGCGATCTGTACTGGATTATGGACCTGCAGAACGACAGAGGGGAGCCGGTAATCTCCGGTATTCCTCTTGTCACTGGTGCTGACCTGCTGGCGCAGTACGCCTGTATGGGGCTTGGTTTTAAGCTGGTGGTCTGTGATGACAACACACAGGATTACCCCACAAAAACTGACCTGGGCGGTCGCAGCCATTTACTGGTATCAACGGAGTAAGCATGTCACAGAACTGGATGAGACATTTCGAGCTGCAGCTTGTGGACGGGAACGGTCAGGGAATTGAGCTAAGTGATTTCAAAGTCACCTTTACGATCGACTGGTTCAACATCAGCAGCGCGTCCCGGGTAGGGACTATCAAAATTTATAACCTCTCGGCAGATACTGTGAACCGAATTACCGGGCAGGAGTTTTCGAAAGTGCGTCTGATTGCCGGTTACGACGGTATCGCGCCGGAGGTGTCAGCAAGCGACGTAGGGACGGTGCGGGAAGTTGACGCGGCGGACGTGGGCCAGAGAGATGGCCGCAACTACGGACTGATTTTCAGCGGTGAAATTCGCTACTCGGTCACAGGAAAAGACAGTCCGGTTGATACCTACGTCCTGATTCAGGCAGCAGATACTGATCTGGCTTTTGCTACCAGTATAACCTCACAGACGCTGGCTGCCGGTTATACGGTCGCTGATGTGAACCGTGCGCTGATGAAAGACTTCGAAGCCAAAGGCGCGACCGAAGGCCTGACGCCTGAAATGCCTGCTACTGTATTCCCCCGGGGGCGGGTACTCTTTGGCATGACGCGGCATCTAATGGATAACGTAGCCGGACAATGTGGCGCAACATGGCAATTCGTGGACGGTCAGCGCCAGATGGTGGCGAATAACGAATATGTTCACGAAGCGATTGTGCTCAACAGCGCTACCGGGCTTATTGGAATGCCGCAGCAGACTATCGGTAACGGCGTAAACGTCCGCGCGCTTATTAATCCGAACATCCGGGTTAACGGGCTCATTCAGCTGGATCAGGCTTCCGTCTATCGTACCGCGTTGTCGAACAACGATATTGCGATGGCTGGTGGTCAGATCACCGACCAGAACACGGACGGAAATATCACGCTCAGCGGCACCACGGCGCAGCCTGCCAGCATCGCAACGGATGGCGTTTATATTGTGCGCGGGATTATGTACACTGGCGACACAAGGGGCCAGGCGTGGTACATGGATATGATGTGCGAAGCGCGTGGCGCGGCGGATCTCCGCACTCAGAACTCGCTTAATCGGGGGTAAATTTGAAAGCCTTAGCCATTTTAATTGTTGCCTTTATGTCATTTGGGGCATCAGCAAGCGGGTACACTGCTTATTGTGGGCCTTACACCATCACTGCAAGGTTGGGTGAAATGGACATGATTAACGGTGAACGCGTCACATCGCAGAAAATTACAAATCTTGGTGCTGATGGCATTAAGATTGATATGGGGCTTATGCCTGCTAAAGATGGCAACAATTATGGCTTTGAATACATTCGCCGTCCTGGTACCGAAACGCGATTCCTGAACGTCCAACTGCTGCAGAACAGCATGGACGCGCCGAAAATTATCGGCTCCTTCCCGTGTAAAAAAGTGCCTGGTTGAAGGCAGGCACTTTCTTTAATCATTCCTTTTTGATTTCGATTTCTTCTTTAGCCTCACTGAATAGTTTAAAAAGTTCTTCATCGGTGAGGTTGCTTGCTTCGATTTTGTAGCCGCCTTTTTTGATGATTATCTTCTTACTGTGTTTTGCTCTAATCCATGCGGCCACAACAGCAGCGACGCTATAACAAACATCTTTGTTTTGGATAAATTCAAAAATGTATCCGAGTATCACTGATGCGGGTGAGGATGCAGAAGGCGCTGAATCACCTACCCGCGCCCTTACACCCATTTTTCTGGCTTCAGCGGGGATGATCTCCTCGATATAAGGGATCAACTCTTCCCCTACGGATTTTGAGAGGCGTACTTTGAAAACTGATTTAGTCATAACCTTTGGCGGCTCCTTCCGGAAAAGAATTAATGCTATATGGTCACTGGCTGGAACTTTGTTGGCTTTGGTCTTTTATGGCGAGGCAAAAATCGTTCTTAAAAACTATTGCCATCAAGATGAGCCGAAAAAGGTGTAACACCAACACCTGATAATTTATATCCTGATATTTGATCAGTAACCCGCCACCCGGCGGGTTTTTTGCTTTCTGGAGCCTACAAAATGGCAGTATCTGACCAGACCCGCAGCGGCGACCTTGCCGAAACATTCAAATCCGAGCGGGAAACCACAAAGAACCAGATCCGCGTCGCTTTGCCTGGCATCGTTCAGTCATTCGATCCTGACGCGGTGACGGCGGTTGTGCAGCCTGCTATTCGTTCGGTTGAAACCGACAACGACGGCAACCGCGTAACCAAAAATTACCCGCTACTGGTGGATGTGCCGGTGGTATTTCCGCGCGGCGGAGGCTGTACGTTGACTTTTCCGGTAAAAGCCGGGGATGAGTGTCTTGTCGTTTTTGCCGATCGTTGTATTGATTTCTGGTGGCAGAACGGCGGGATACAGGAGCCTGTTGATGACAGAATGCATGATTTATCGGATGCGTTTTGTATTGTCGGTCCCCAGTCGCAGGCTAGGAAGATTAGCGGTATTAATACCAGTGCCACACAGTTGCGTAGTGACGATGGCAGCACCTATTTTGAGCTTAATCCTGATACCGGGAAAATTAAAATTGTCGCTCCGGGGGGCCTTGATGTGGTTGCCCCTCTGGCTGATTTTTCTGAGAAAGTAACCATTCATGGCCTGTTAACCTGGATGGGGGGCATGGTGGGGTCTGTTGTTTCTGGTGTAGCTTCAAAAATCACTGGTGCTGTTGAGTTTTTGGGTAGCGTGAAGGCTAACGGCAAGCCAATCGATGATACGCACACTCATGGCGGTGTTCAGCGCGGTGGAAGCAATACCGATGGGGTAAACTGATGCGATACAGACGTGAAGACGCCGATGGCGATTACACCTTTGGCAGCGGTGATGACACCTGGCTGATTAACTCACCGGAGGCCGTGGCGCAGGCGGTAAAAACGCGATTCGAATTGTGGTATGGGCAATGGTTTCTCGACACCACCGAAGGGACTCCGTGGATCCAGTCCGTGCTCGGTAAGCAGAAGCCGGAAACCTACAACCTGGCGATCCGTAAGCGCATCCTCGAAACGCAGGGCGTTAAATCAATCCTCTCTTTCAATACGACGGTGGATACCACGACCCGACGTGTCATGTTTTCCGCTGAAATCGACACTCTTTATGGAATAACGACTGTTACATCGGAGGCGTAATGGCTCTGAACCTTGATTCTCTCGGTTTATCTGCAAAGGTAACCGCGGAGGGGATCAGTGCGCCTGATTATCAGACGATACTCAGCACCCTGATTAGCTATTTTCAGCAGATTTATGGCAGTGATGCCTACCTCGAACCGGACAGCAAAGACGGCCAGATGGTAGCTCTGATGGCGCTGGCGATTCATGATGCCAATAATATGGCGATAACTGTCTACAACTGTTTTTCACCGGCAACTGGCTATGGGGCTGCACTGACCAGTAACGTGAAAATAAATGGTATTTCACGTAAAGGCGCGACGAATTCTACGGTTGATTTGCTTCTTACAGGAACTGCCGGAACAACCATCATTAATGGCAGCGTGAAAGACAGTAATAATGTGATATGGCGTTTGCCTGCTTCAGTGGTGGTCGGCGTGGATGGTACAGTGATGGTGACCGCAAAATGTTCCGTCAGTGGTGCAGTGGCGGCGCTGGCTGGAACTATCACTGAAATTAATACGCCAACCCGTGGCTGGGTTTCGGTAACCAATCCTGCTGCAGCTACTGTAGGCACTCCAGCAGAAACTGATGCGGAGTTACGTATCCGCCAGTCGCAAAGTGTTGCGTTGCCATCAATAACCCCATTTGAAGCACTGGATGGTGCTGTTTCTAATGTTACCGGTGTAACCCGCCACAAACTCTATGAAAACGATACTGGTTCGGAGGACGGTAACGGGTTACCGCCACACTCTGTTGCTGTAATTGTGGATGGCGGTGATGTGACGGATATTGCTCAGGCTATCAGAGGAAATAAAGGCCAGGGGACAGCCACTCACGGTACAACATCCGTTACGGTTCCGGATAAATACGGCAATCCCCATGTAATCAAATTCTCGCGTTCCAGTGATGTGCCTGTTTACGCTCGGATTAAATTAAAAGTTTTTACGGGTTATACCTCACAGATAGGGCAGCAGATCCAGCAGGCTATTTCCGACTATATCAATAGTCTGATGATTGGTGATTCGGTCCTTTTAAGTCGCATTTACTCACCGGCGAATCTTGGCGTGGTGAGTGGCGGGAATGCACGCTATTACGATATTCAGGAACTGACGATTGGGAAATCCCCGGGGGCTTTGTCGTCATCAAACATTGATATCAGATACAACGAATCTGCGTCCTGTACCCCGGAAAATATCGTTATAACGGTGGAGTCATGAGCAAATACACCGAACTAATCACGAACTACCACGCCACCAAACCTAAATTTCTTGCGCATGTTGATCTGATGACCCGGCCACTTATTGATGTTGCGGCTGCCACCAGAGGGCTGATTACTGCATTTGATATTGACTCTGCGGTTGGTGTGCAACTTGACATTCTTGGATTGTGGATCGGACGTAGCCGTGTTGTCAGCCAGCCTATCTCAGGTGTCTATTTCAGCTGGGATACCGACGGGCTTGGATATGATCAGGGGGTATGGCAGGGACCATACGATCCTGATTCAGGATACATGTATCTCAGCGATGAAACTTATCGTGTCATTCTTAAAGCGAAGATTGCGATTAATAACTGGGATGGACGGAATGATTCGCTTCCGGCAATTCTTGACGCTGCAACAGCAGGATCCGGGCTGCGAATGCAGATAGTCGATAACCAGGACATGACGATATCGGTCTGGGTCTTTCCTGATACTGATATTTCAGATGTATCGCGTGAGTTAATTGCGGCAATTAAACAGGGGTATCTCACAGTAAAAGCCGCCGGGGTATGGGCGGGTGGCATTGAAACACCTTCGGTGGAAACCCCATCGGAAGGCTCAAAATTTTTTGGTTTTGATATGGATAACGAATTCATCAGTGGCTTTGATGTAGGAGCATGGGGAGTATTACTCTGATGGCGAAAAATGACTTTAAAGCGTTTGCAACGGATCGAAATGCCAATGTTATATCGCAGGAGGAATGGGAAGCGTTGCCCGCGCTTTTATCTGGATTTACAGCAGGGAAAGCCTCCAGTGCGCAAGTCAATAAGGTTATTCGGCAGGCCAGCTTTATTGCTGCAGCTCTGGCCCAGTTTGTAAGTGATAAAACGCAACGGGATGTGCTTGATAATGGTGATCTGCCCGGTTTTGTTGAATTGCTGGGATCGGGGTTTGCTGTTGAATACCTGAGCCGCAAGAATCCGTTTGGCGATATCAAATCGGACGGCACGGTGAAAACGGCTCTCGAAAATCTTGGTTTAGAAAGATGTGATCAGGACACTAACGAAACACGCATTTGGTCACCAGACAAAAAATCTTATGTTTTTGTGCAGAATGATGGATGGGGGGCATATTCAATAAATCCCCAGGCAGGGACTATTGCACTGCAATTATCATCTGGCGGTACAGGTGCAAAAGATGCTGCCAGCGCGCGTAGTAATCTTGGTCTGGGAGATGTGGCAACGGAGAACACAGTACCTCTGTCTAAGGGGGGAACTGGCGGGACTTCTCTGGCAGAAGCGCGTAGTAACCTTGGCGTCAATCGTTTAGTACAAGGCTTAGTTGACACATACATTACTTCACAAAGCGATAACTATCGGCTGTTTGTGAATGATAGTGGTGCATGGGGCGTACTTAACAATATCGGAACGCCAATGGCTCTAGCGCTTAGTCAGGGCGGAACCGGCGCGACCACAGCTGCCGACGCACGAGCAAATTTAGGGCTTGGCTCAGCAGCAACAGCAAACCTGGGAAATGGGGCTAATCAGGTTCCGACAATGGCTAATTTCACATCAGGTCCTGGCTGGGTGAAATTTCCTGACGGCACCATCATGCAGTTTGGTACGAACATTTCAGGCTCTGCTGGCTACCCAACTGCTGTTAATTTCCCGATACCTTTTACCGATGATTATCGCGTCGCATGTTCTTTCGATACGCCAACCAGTGCAGAAGACTGCCCGGCATTCTCGACAAGTAAGATAAATAACTATGGTTTTTATCTCGCGTCATCGCGTCAGGGGGCTGTCAAAGGAGCTGGTGCCAACTGGATAGCAATAGGAAGATAAAAATGAAATATTTATACGACGCAGTAACTAACGCATTTTATCCATTAGCAATGCAGGCAGACTATGAGGCGGCAGGGATGTGGCCCGAAAAAGGCGTGGAAGTTGATGAAGAGACTTTTGTTGCATTTCAGAAGCCACCGGAGGGAAAAATGAGGATTGCGGGTGATGATGGTTATCCCGTATGGAGTGATATTCCGCCACTGGCACCTGAAGAACTGATAAAGATGGCAGAATACGAGCGTCAGCGGCGCATAGATACTGCCAATGAGCACATGAATAACAGGCAATGGCCAGGTAAAGCAGCTATTGGTCGTCTGAAAGGTGAGGAACTGGCGCAATATAATTTGTGGCTGGATTATCTGGACGCACTGGAACTGGTTGATACCTCCAGTGCGCCAGATATTGAATGGCCTACGCCTCCGGCAGTTCAGGCAAGATGACATCCGGCGCGGTGCTGGTATCTGTTGCAGTCACCGCGTCAATGTAATCCAGCACGGCGTTAAGTCGGGTTGTTTCTGTCTGCGTCAGTTTACGTGCGGCCTGCAATTTCAGCTGAATCAGACTGATGGAAGCCATTGCAGCATCAATCAGTGACTGACGCTGTGCTTCTGCCGCGTCTACTGCAGCGCTATGCTGTGCATCAGTATCGGTCACCCATTTCTCACCATCCCATTTATCGTATGGCGTTAACGGTGAAAGCGTGACATAACCGTCTTTGATGGCACCGATATAATCCACTGTAACAGCTGCGCCATTTTCGATTGAGTAAACAGTCTCATTGCGGTGGTCTTCTTCATGGCTCCATCCCTTACCCGTAAATACTGCCACTTTCCCCGGAATGTATTCGCCAGGGTCAATACCAGTGGAACAGGCGGGCATACTTACGCCAGTATTAATATATTCATCAGACCAGCCCGTATATTCATACGTTACTGCATCATAATAAAAACAACGCATATCGCCCGGCACTGTAGCCAGCCCATTTTCATCAAAAACAGGTTTCATTATTTAGCCCTTACTAAAAAGTTGAATGCGATGTTACGGGGACGCGTTTCAGTACCGCCTGGGTTTTGAAAAGCGGGCAAAGCACTTCCACCCGGCTGACTAACGCCGCTGGTATATAATGGAGAAGCATTCGAAACGGTGCCAAACACTACATTACTGCCACTTCCATTTAGCCCTAAAAATTTATGCTCGTGCGTTTTGAAATCGTCTGATTGCGCGGAAAGTAACGCACGGCCACTATCAACACCACGGCCATCATCCCAGATACGAATGAAATCACCGCGGGCTTCAGGTAATACCAGCGAAGGAAACACTTTTGCCAGCACAGGGTAATCAGAGGCAGAAAATTTCGCCCCGTTGAACTTCAAAAACACCATACTGGACCAGCTGTCGATTACAGTATTTGGCATTGCAGCGGACGGCCAGAAGAACGGAACGCCAATAGCTGGAGCACCTTCTCCCAAACCAACGTTTATGAAAATGCAGAAATAACAAGCAAATGGCATCATTCCTGCTTTTACCAGGGGGATTTAACATACTTATTGGCTATGTACGCGTATCAACAAATGACCAGAACACCGATCTGCAACGTAATGCACTGAACTGCGCGGGATGTGAGCGGGTTTTTGAGGATAAAATCAGTGGCACTAAGTCCGACAGACCGGGGCTTAAAAAACTGCTCAGGACACTATCGGCAGGAGACACTCTGGTTGTCTGGAAGCTGGACAGGTTGGGGCGCAGTATGCGGCATCTTGTTACGCTGATAGAAGAGTTGCGTCAGCGTGGCGTGAATTTCCGAAGCCTGACTGACAGTATTGATACCAGCACCCCAATGGCCGTTTCTTTTTTCATGTCATGGGTGCCCTGGCTGAAATGGAGCGTGAACTGATTGTTGAACGAACAAAAGCTGGACTGGAAGCTGCTCGCGCACAGGGACGAATTGGCGGTCGCCGTCCCAAACTTTCATCAGAACAATGGGCGCAGGCCGGGCGACTAATTGCATCAGGAGTTCATCGCCAGAATGTGGAGATCATCTATGATGTTGGCGTATCGACTTTGTATAAGAAGTTTCCGGTCGGAGATAAATGAAACCGCAGCACGTCGTATGCAAGAACGTGCCACGGCTGGCTGATGGACGTTCGATAGCGCGAGTTTGAATGAAAATCAGCCGAAGGTGATTTTACATAATTGCTACGGAATTATTCAATACAGGAATTGCTTGTGTATGCATGGATTGACCTGAAATATTCCCGAAAATTTCTCTAAAAAACTCGAAAAAAATGGTAACTAATTGAATGTATTAATATGTAATGGTATGTGTTAGGGATTAAAAGATGAGCATAAATTTATTTAACACATTAATTCTAAAGGATTTTGTCGTTTGTTGACGAAAACAGGAATCGTGTTCGGTCTCTTTTTATCTGTTAAAAGCCAGAAGCATTTCCTTCGCTGACTTTATAGTCAACCATAACACACACTCTACTGTCTGAGTCCAGCGTTTTTTAACATTCTTGTTAAGATTATGTGATCTTTAGCGCGGGAGGAAAATATTGATGAAACAGCCTGCGCCCGTTTATCAGAGAATTGCGGGTCATCAATGGCGACATATCTGGCTTTCTGGCGATATACACGGTTGTCTTGAGCAGTTGCGCCGCAAATTATGGCATTGTCGTTTTGATCCGTGGCGAGATTTACTTATCTCAGTGGGAGACGTTATCGATCGTGGGCCGCAAAGTTTACGTTGTCTGCAGTTACTGGAACAACATTGGGTTCGTGCGGTAAGAGGCAATCATGAACAGATGGCGATGGATGCGCTGGCATCCCAGCAGATGTCTTTGTGGTTGATGAATGGCGGCGACTGGTTTATTGCGCTGGCAGATAATCAACAGAAACAAGCGAAAACGGCGCTGGAAAAATGTCAGCATTTGCCCTTTATTCTTGAAGTACACAGCCGCACCGGCAAACATGTTATTGCTCATGCCGATTATCCAGATGATGTTTATGAATGGCAAAAGGACGTTGATTTGCATCAGGTCTTGTGGAGCCGCTCACGATTAGGTGAACGCCCAAAAGGGCAGGGAATTACAGGTGCTGATCATTTCTGGTTTGGTCATACACCGTTGCGACATCGCGTGGATATTGGCAACCTGCATTATATTGATACCGGTGCTGTCTTTGGGGGCGAACTGACTCTTGTGCAATTGCAATAATTAAAAATCACCGTACTCCTGCGCAGGTCGCCAGAAACCATCTATAAAATCCTCAATCGGAAAACAACCGCCCTGGCGGATCCGTTGATCGCTCATAGAATGAAGACACTGCTGTTCCGTGTTGTAGACATCCACAACAATATCTTCACAACCGCCATCCAGGTAGCAAACAAAAAGTACCAGCGCGAACATTTCATCCCCGAAGTGTGGTGCCGTACCGTTAAGTTTAGGAGAGATTTTACAACGGGGGAATAACCAGGACAAATAACCCGCCAT